AAAATCACTTGTTAATTGCATCCATATTTCTCTATCAACTGGCTCCTCAAAAGGCCAGTAAATATGAAACCCATTACCTGAATCAATGACATAAGGTTTTGGTAGTTTATCGAATTGCTGTAAAAATTTATCTATGCTTTTCTTTGCTATAGTTTTATTAGCATAGGAGTCAGGGCTATCTTTCCCAACATCAATATCTAAAAGAATAGTTTTTAGTTGTCTTACTGCATCTACATTTATTTTTTCCGCATCAGTATCTACACTACCAATTCTATAGAAAGTATTGTATTTCTCTTTATTCTCAATTCTCTCCCACTCTTTAAATATTTCATCTAAAGAACCTACTTTGGTTGGTATGTGTCTTCTTTTACCTTTGGCATTATCAGCAGTCTTCGGCTCATTAGCCGCAACGACATAACTTTCTCCATCTCTGAGTTTGGGAAGGACTAATTCTAAAAATTCTCTATTTGATAAGTCACTCATATTCCTCCTCACCGTAGTCGATTGCATACAATCGTTTCTCTACAACTTCTTTTGTGCCTTCTTCACACTTTTCTATTACTTCCAAAAGGACTTTTAAAGATTCTAAATGTTCTCCGCTAGGTGATGTGCCACCATCAGTCCAACTTTTAAGTGTACCTCGATTAGTACCTAAAAGTATAGCTATTTTGTTTCGAGGTAATTTAAATTTATCAATTAACTCTCCTAATTTTTTACCTGCGAATGTATCAATCATATTACCTCCTTCCATAAAAAATGTGGGGTCACTAGCCAAAAACAAACTGAAGGAGACTAGCCCCCACTGGTGCGGTTTACATTACGAATTAGCACAAAGTGCTAGGCAATACGACCCACACTCACACCTAACAAGGTGCGTATCACCTGGAAGTTTTATTAGTCGTTAGCCCACTTCTTTGCTATGTCGGCGGCAGAATCAGGTGTCTCTACAGTTCCTTTTGTGGCTTTAACAACTGGCTCATCTGAATCTTTAGCTTCTGCTTTAACAGGTGGAGGAGCAATATTTAACTGGATAGCTTTTTTAGTGTCCTCAGATTCATACTGTTTAACTATCACATCATACTCTGCTTTACTCACCTCTCTGACTGGGGCAAACGTAAGTTTTGGTGTAGGACTTTTTATATCAAAAGAAGCCTTTGTAACCACATGACTTATACTTACTCCATTGGTGCCTAGATATTTAGCATACTGGTCAAGTGGCCATTTGTAGTGCTCACCTTTACCAAATAGAGAAGTTCCTGGTAGAACAACTTGGTAGATTGTATTGGTTGGGTCATTAGTTAGCATGACTGCAATACGTCTACTAAATCTACATGCTCTACCCTCACCTTGACCTGAGCCCTTTATATTATTAGGACAGTCATTACAAGTTTTACTTACTGGGTCAGGCACGTTCTCATCAGGGACTTTAGAATTACTTGACCAACATCTAGGTGACATTGGCTTACCCTCTTGGTAAGAACCATCAAAGAATACCCTCTGCAGATCAGGAGCAACAGATATAATTATCCACTCTTGTGACCTGTCCTCACTAACAGCGGTCTCCTCACCATTGACAATCATTCTGAAAGCACTGCCCTTGATAGAGATACGTTTCATACCTCCTGATGCTTTACCCATTAGATTTTTTGTAGCTTCATCTAATCCCTGTGTTTTAAGGTAATCAGGCATACCTTTTTTGAAGATTGCTAATTCTTTACTAGCCATTTGTGACTCCTTCCTCATTGTTTTGTTTACTGTTACTTGGTCTAATACCTCTACCACTTTCAATCCAGTCAGTTATATCTGATTGCTTAAATCTATATAATCCTCCTAGAAGTAAAAATGGAATTTTGTTTTGTCGTATAAAGTTACGAACAGTGTTCTCACTCATACTGATTTGTTTTGCAACTTGACTAATAGTCAATAATGCGTCTGTGTCTTCAACTGACATTAGTTTCTCCTAACGGTTATGGTGTACTCACTAATCGGACTCAAACCTGTTGGTAAATCTTCAGGGTGCTCCTCGATATAGGCTTTCATGTTTTTGTTGTTAAGACGTTTTTCAAGCAAGTCAAATGACTTGGTCTTTTCAATTAGTTTATATACTGCCTCCCAGTCTCCTACTTGGTATTTTGTGCGTACCCTACGGAATACAGTACCTGCCTTTGTTTTGATACTATCGGCATCTATTCTCTTACATAGACTCAATAGTTCTCTTTTAATAACATCTTGTTCGTCATTTAACTTTTGGTCTTGTTCGTCATACTCTTTTGCTAGTTCTGACCTTTTATCCCTAATGGCTCGGTACGCACTTACAAGAGTTTCCACAGACACTGTTTTATCGACATTTTCAGACATCTTTTCCTCCTAAAAAATAGATTTTAATAGACTGTAACAAATATTGAGTTATCTGTCAACTATTATTTTATTTTGCTATCTCTTTATATAAATTTACTATGTTTGAATGTACATCTACTTTGTTTTGTAGCATTTTGTAGATTCTTTTTTCCACTGCACTACCCTCTAAATGATAAACAGTCACTGGGTTTTTCTGCCCTGCTCTATGTGCTCTCGCATTACATTGTAGGTAGGTCTCCACACTCATCACTGGACTCCAATAAACGATAGTATCTGCTCTGTGTAAAGTAACTCCGTGAGCGGCCGCTTGCGGTTGTATGATTAGTATGCGTGGAGTATCTGAGGTTTGGAACCTATTAAATATCTCAGCACGTTTCCCAGCAGTTACTGCTCCATTTATTATCTCTGAAGTATATCCTTTTTTATCTATCTCCTCTTTGAGTAAGAGAATAGCATGTCGGTAAGGTACAAACAGAATGAGTTTATTTGAAGTCTCTTGAATTATTTCTTCTAACACTTTGAATCTAGGTTTCACATCAAATGATACTATTTCTCCAGTATCCGAATAGACTGCCCCTCCTGACAACTGTAGTAGCTTATTCATACCTGCCGCAGCATTGACCAAAGATATCTCCTCCCCTGCGGCTTGAACAACAAGTTTGGTTTTGAATAATTTATAGTATCTTTCCTGTTGCGGGGTCAGAGGAACATCTCTTGTAACGTAAGTTATATCAGGTAAGTCTAAACACTCTTTCTTAGTAAATCGGATTGCGGGTTTTAGAACTGAACGCACTAGGTGGTTAGCATCAGGTTTGGGTACCCATGTAAATTGAGATACCTGCGACATCACCATAACTTTCCATCTCCCTGCAAAAAGTGGAACTCCTGATGGGTTTACTAACTTTGCTAGTCCATACGCATCAACAGGTGATTGAGAAGCAGGGGTACCAGTCAATAACCATACCCATGTATTTTCTGTGATTAATTTATTAAGGGTCTTCCATCTTTTGGTAGAGGTGTTTTTATATGCGTTCGCCTCATCAACTACAATCAAATCAAACTTGCCATTTGCTATTTCATCTTTGACAATCTCTACACCATCATAATTAATAATGATATATTCTGCATCTGAATTTATAATACTTTTTCTTTTGTCTCTTGTGCCATAACATATGTTTGCTTTTCTGTGCATGGCAAAATTAAATAAATCCTGTAGCCAAGCTGATTGCATGATCGATAGTGGGCACACTACAAGGACTCGTCTAATTAACCCCTTCTTCATCAAAAAGTCTGAAGCCCATATTACAGAGGCAGTCTTGCCAGTACCCTGTTCGTTGAAACAACATGCTTTTTTATTGAGGGTTAGAAATGAAGATGTTTTCTTTTGGTGTTCAAAAGGAGTGTACTTACCACCCCATCTGTAGTCAGACAATATTGGTGATGGAACATCTACTCCCAACTTATTTAGTATCTGTGCTTCACCAATCCCCCAATGAACTAAAACATCTCCATCTTCTAACACTGTAGATTTTTGAATTGCATTTGTGACTGCATTGGGATTCTTTACACGCAACTTGATTGCGTTGTTCTCTATAATTTCCATTTTTCCTCCAAGAAAAATTTAAGCTACTGCTCCAGTTTTGGTACGTTTAAATGATCTGTTTTTCTTCTTGCTTTGTATTGTGTAGCCATCTTTATTTGTACCACCTTTTGATAATGCTTTTTTGTGGGCTATATCTTTACCCTCTCTCTTATCAGCTTTACCATTTTTATTTTTATCTACTCCGTTTTTATCAACTGCTCTCCTTGCACGTTGTCTCTCCATTCTATCTTTGTGCTCACCACGTTTTTTCTGTTGCTCGTATTCTTTTTTGTATGGTCGTTTCTTTTTAACGTAAGGCATTAGTATCTCCCATTATGTTCACAAGATTCCACTGGGCAAAATCTAGAACAAGAAAAGTTTGGTTTAGGATTCCATACATCATTATCATAGCAACTCTTTAACTCATTTACTTGTTCCAACCACTTCGCCCATAAGTCAGGTTCTTTGGTTTTATCGTATGTTTCTTTTATCAACTGTGTTTTAGTAAAAAAGTACAACCCTGCTTTTACATTTTCTACTTCAGGAAAGTGCTTAAATACTGCAAGTGTCATCAACTCTAATTGGTTTACATCTGCGTACTGTGGGTTCTTCCCTGTTTTATAATCTATGATAACAGCCTGTTTATTTTCTTTATCAATAATTAGTAGGTCTACAATCCCTCTATACCAAACCTTGTCATCAAAAAATCCACATGGCTCTAAATCTTCTGTAATACCAAGTCGGTGTTCGCACAGTACCTCTCCTTTGAAACTAGCTAAAATACCATCTATAAATTCTTTAATGTAAAGAAAAGCTTCCTGAATAGGTTTCCCATCTCTCACATAATCTTCGGCGGCTTTGTGTACTTGCTTACCATAAAGCATAGCTTGTGAGGTAGGTTCAGGTGTGTCTTTAATCACACGTGTATGATAGTATTTTTTAGGGCACTGTTTAAAAGTGTTTATACTACTGTACGACCAAGTTAAGGGCTTCAATATATCCTTATGACTGTTACTTCGCCCCATTATCTCACAAATCACTAACAATCTCCATAACTTTTTGCGACCCCAGATTCGCAGTCTAAAGGTAGACCCTCTGCCCATACGGGGGTTTCACGCATACATCTCTCAATGTACTCCTGAGCAACTGATGCCTCTGCTTCTGGTACGACACAAACAATAGAATCATGCACTGTCATAGCCACTCTATACTTCTCAGATATCTTTAACATTTGCTGACCTATGACAATTCGTGCCAATGCTTGAGTTATATTCTCTACTGATTTCGCACCATATATTTTTGTCTTGCCATTTTTAGATGTGTAAAACATCTCTGAATTTATTACTTTATTTTCTTCATCAGTTTCTTCCTCTAAACGTAAGTCATGGTAGTGTATTTTTAAACCATTAGGTAGAACAAAACTCGTACCCTCTACAGTCACCAACTCATTTCCCATTACGGGGACATTCCCACTCTTTCTTTTTTGAAGCATAGCTTTTAGATTTTCATGTGTGTTATACCATAAATTAGTTATATGTGAATTAGCTGTCCTGTAGACTTGGATTGCTTTTTTTGCGTCTTCCTCAGAAATATCTCTACCCTCATTGGCTATCTGTGCTCGAAACTTTTTATGCCCCATACCATATTGACATGCGAGGATAAGTTGTTTACCTAAAAATCTTTGTTCGCTAGTAATTAGTTCAGGGTCTACTTTGTAAATCTTCCCTGCCATAATTTTATATGGGTCTTTATTTACATCTTTGAATTGCTCAACTAAGTCATCTTGTCCTGAGTACCATGCCACCATACGTGCCTCTATTTGAGATGAGTCAGCCTCTACTATCACATACCCATCAGGTGCAATGATAGCTTTTTTTATTATGTTCGCTTGTTTGTTCCTACTGGGTAAGTTTTGTAAATTTATCTTACCACCACCTCCCCACCTACCTGTGTGAGCACCATAATAAATCAAGGGTGCAGGTAGACTTCCTCGTTCACTTATATCAATAAGTCTTTGGGTTCTTGTTTCTTCCAATGTAGATTTGATTCCAAGTCTAGCCTCTGCAAACATTTTAATCTTTGGGTCAGTGTGTTCCAGTAAATCATTGAAGCCTTTATCTGATTTGGCAAAAGCAAAAGTTTCTTTCCCTGTACGTAGTGAGACCTTAGTAGGGGGAGCTACACCATGTTGTTCCAAGAGCTCTGCAAACTTTGGATTACTCAACAAGACTTCTTTCTCTACCCCTGCCTTGTCTAATAAATTCTGTTTAGCTTGTACCACCTTATCTAAATTAGCATAGAGTAATTTTTTATCTAAACGTAGTGTAGGTTCAACGTACATTTTTATTGTCAAGTCAATCAAACATCTCTCTAACAGGGGGAACTGGTATCGCTTTTCAAGTAAGTGGTATATAGAATCTGTAAGAGCCACGTCTTGTTTACAGTAATCTGCATATCTTTGCATCTCCTCATTTGTAAAATCTCCTCTATGTTTACCAATGGCGTTGTGCACCTCATCTCCTTTTTCTCCCACACCCATACGTTCAGCGAGGACTTTTAAATTATGTTTTTCATGTAAACCAAAAATGGCTCTCGACATAAGTAAAGTATCACAATAATATTTAGGGTGAATGTCTAACACCCAAGACAAGATAGCACCATCAAACATTGTATTGTGTGCGAGTACAGTACATTCCTCTAAATCAAATTGACCAAGCCATCTCTTTATTTGTTGTTTGTCTCCACTACACCATGAGGGTTTATCATCATCAGGTGTTTTTATTCCCACCCCAATGATTTCAAACTCAGGACTTCGTACATACTCCTCCATAGTTATTTTAGATAGAGAAAACTTTTTATCGTAGTAAGTCTCAAAGTCTAAGGTAACTACATTTTTAAATACATCACTCATTTGCGACTAAACTCCATGCACTTCGCACATTTCCATCTCGGTCGTCTATTAGATATAACAGAACCACCACCCTCAATACTCGAATACTTTCCACAGTTAGAACAATACTTCTTCCCAGTAATACGTTCTTCTGCTTTCTTTACATCTTCGTGTAACTCACCTCTACTCATACCAACCTCCTTAAAGTATCCTGTAAATCTTCTAGGTTTTCCTCATTGATAACTAACGATACACCCCCACATTTTTTTATTTCTTTTAAGTTAGCCCATTGTAATTCAGTAGGTACATTGTTCCCTGCTTTGCACTCTATACCTACAAAGTATCCGTTATAACAAGCTATAACATCAGGTACCCCTGCCTTCCCATACCCATTCATGATAGGCGAGAAATAGTACGCATCATTGTCTTTTAGTATTTTATATACTTTCTTTTTAACTTTAGCTTCAGGTGTCATCTAATACTCCACAAACTGTCTCGGTCTTTTTCCTGGTTTGTGCAGTCTGCCATATTGTCGTTGCCAACATCTTGTGCACCAACCCCTTTGTTTTTGCTCAACAGATGTACATTCCGTTCGCATGATTTTAGTTTTGCACTTGATACATTTCGTGATACC